GATTTTATGCTAAATATGGAGGTAGATTTCCTATTAGATATAGAATGGCTAAAGGAGGTTTAATTCCAAATTCTTCAAATAGTGATGTTGCTTATGGTGCAACACATGAACAATTTAATCAATTAACAGGTACAACTGGAATACCTCTCGGTAATTATGAAGTTGAAGGAGGTGGAGATAATAATGGTAATCTACAAGCTGGAGAAGTTATTACTTATGATAATTTAGGAGCTAATGTGTTTTCAGATACATTGAAGTTACCAAATAGTAAAAAAACTTATGCAGACGTAGCTAAAAAACTTACTGACCAAAAAGGTAAATTAGAAAATGCTACCTCTGCTATAGTAAATACTATAGAAGAATCATTAAATGAAATTCCTAAAAATAAGTTAAATAGACTTACACTTGGTACTAAAGTAAGAAATACAGAAAAAATGGTTCGAACTTTGAATATAGTTAGCGGTAAAATAGCAGAAGTAGATAATAAAATACAAAATCTATATAATGAGCAAGAAATACATGCTACAATTAAAGGATATAGAAATGGTGAAAATATAGCAGCTAAATATGGAGGAAGGTGTAAACGAGGTATGGGAGGTTGGATGACTGGATTTGGACTTCTAACAAATTTAATGAACTCTTTATCTACAGCTAATGCAATAGATTATGAATCTAAAATACCACTTCCTCGTCAAAATAGAGTTAATACTCCTGTATATAGTACAAATTATAATATTAATTCACAACTCCAGGAAATAGATTCTCAAATTAGTTCTGCAAAAAGATATATAACAGCTAATAGTAATAGTCCTCAAGTAGCTCGTGCAGCTATTGGGGAATTATCTGCAAATGCATCTCGATTAAAAAATCAAATATATGCTGATAGAAATAGAGTATTAGCACAAATATACGATAAAAATGTAGAAGCGAGAAGTAATACTGAAAGAATTAATAATCAAATAGATTATGAAAATGCAGTAAATGAATATAATAAATATATTGATATAAATAGTAAACGTGCTGCTAATAGACAACAGATGATGCAAGGTATTTCTAATGGTATTCAAGATTATGCAAATTGGAAGATACAACTTGGTAATATGGCTTTGACTTCTTTAGGTTTACCGAAAGGTGTTGGTCGACAGATGAATGGTATTATGAATAGACTTTATGGAATTAATTTTTCTATTGATAATTAAACTACGATAAGGGTGTATTTTCGATATACCCTTATTTGCAATTTTAAGGTATCAAATTTCGATTTAAAATTATGGTAAAGATAAGAACAGGTCAATATAATTTCGGTCAAATAAACACGCCTAAAATGGCCGATATAAGCCAAATTTACGCATCTGTAGGACAGCAACTCAATAAGATGTATTACGACAATCGACAGGCTTATATTAATAATATAGTTAATCCACTTTCTCAAATGCACGCTAATAAAGATGATGAGGCTTTATTAAATGAGAAAAAGAATGCTATAACAGATGGTGCAAATGCTTTCAAAGAAAGTGATAATTGGCATCAAGCAAGTGATTATATTTATAATACAGTAGAAAATATAATTACAGATGAAGGGTTAGCTTTAATAAATTCTAAATATCAACAGAGACAAGCATACATACAATCTCTTAAAGATAGTGGTTGGTCTCAACAACAGCAAGATATTTTCTTAGCTCGTTCAGATTATTATTCTACAGCAGTTAAAGAAGAAAATGGAAAAGTTGTTGAAGGAGCTTTTAATGCTGTAAATTATGGTACACCTTATGATATAAATGAACAACTTGATAAAATAACAAATATAATAAGTAAGGCTAAAGCAAGTAGTGAATCTATAACAAATATAAGTGCTGAAGATGCAGTTATAAAAGGATTAGCAAATGTTTTAAATGTCGATGAAGAAACTTTTGTTAGTAATTTTTTACAAACTACTAAATCTACAGAGTCTGTATCTTATGATGATTTATATAATTATGTTTCTCAACGTCTATATAATAATCAAGAATATATAGATTATAAAACTACTATTGAACAAAATGCTTTATTTAAAGAACGCTTTATACCGGATAGTAATAATCCACGAGGTGGTACTTTAAGGGATTTAACTCCAGAATTATTAAAAGATGTATTTAATCAAAGTTATGCTATTAATGCTTTAGTTGGGACAGGAATATCATTATCTGATTTAGGACAACTTAATGATAATGGTACTTTTACTCTGAATCCTAATATGACAGAAGATACCATTAAAAAACTTACAGGAATTAGTGCTGCATTAGGTTTTGATATGGTATCGTATTTAACTACAGGAATAAGTTATTCTGATAATGTTGATATAGATTCGTTATATGAATTTTTAGATGTTGCTTTTAATAATTATATAGATAATGAATTTAATAATTATTTAAAAAATAATAATATATCTCTTGATAATCCTAATATAGAAGCCTATAAAGAAAATTGGTATTTGAATTTAAGAACACAGAATGCAATACAATCTGAAATTCATGCTAACGCTGATTCATTAGCAGATTTAATGTCCTTTACAAGAACTAAAGTAGTTTATGATTTAATTAGTAATAATTCCGTTTATACAACAGCTTATAAACATAAAAAAGAATTAGAAACCAAATATACTACAGAGGGATTTACTACAGCATCTACTCTTCCTGATACTCCTGTAAATGTCGGTAGTACAAAAAGTATTCAAGCTCGAAAAACTGAATTAGGAGAAACTCTTGCACAAATTGTAAATGATAGTCGTTCAATACCTATAACAGAAAATATGTATAAAGTTTTGAATACTATGTATGGTATTGAGCCGGGAGATGTTTCATCTATTAATAAATTAGATTTATCTGAAATTCTTAATAATCCTGATATAAATCTTAGTGATAAAGAACGTGAAGCATTTCAACGTTTACATAGGAATAATCAAATTGAAGCTCAAATTAAAGGTGAAATAGATAATTATGATAGAGAACTTAGTGATGTTTATAATATATTAAAAGATGATGTATCTAATTTAGATTATACTTCACAATTTATAATAAATCACAATATTACAAATTATGAAGATTATAAGGAATATATGGCTGAATTTCCTAATTCCGGTCAAGCTCCTATAAATTATATATATCCCGGTAATGAAATTCCTTATATAGCTAAAGATATTACAGATAGAAAATCTCGTATATTAACAGAAGATGAATTTAATAAATTACAACAATCTCTTACTGAACATGCAGCTGAGATATATAAAAAGAAGACAGGAGAAGATTTAAATTATACAACAAAAGGTGTTGTTATATTTAATCCAACAGGTGTATCTCGTCAATATTTAGATAATGCTATAGACGCTATAGGAACAAGTTCTGATTCTTGGGTATTAGAAAATGTACAAGGAACTAAGAAATTTAATAAAAATATAGGTCTTAGTTTAGCTAATAATCCAGAATTAGTAAGACTTCTTTTAACACATGCTCCTACAAGTGGTTCTGGTACTATACCTAATATAAAAGATGTTGGCATAGATGCTAAAGAAACAGGACTTCCTGATAAAACTTATGACATTCGTTATAATATTGTTTATGATAATAATGATTTTGCTGAAACAGGACAAGCTAAACAAAAAATATTATGTACAGCTTTAGACGTTAATGGTGCACCTCTTGGTAGTTTTACTATATCACGAGATATTAGTAAAGAAGCTCTATTAAATATGATACAATCTGATTACAATAATATACGAACTTCTCAAATATATGATAACAATATATCTGGAGAAAATGTATTATCAGAAAGTAGAGGAAAAATTGTAAGTCAAGCTGCATCACATATGTTTTCCTTTACTCCTGTTACTGGTGTGAAAAATACTACAAAAGCTGGTTCAACTTTAAATTTACAAGCTCGTGCTCAACAATTAGAAGTTGGAACTGGAATAAATGGTGATGGAGAAAAGTTATATGTTCAGTCCAATTTAATAATACCAGCTACTCAACAAAATATCGGAAATGCTTATTTTGAAATAAGTAAAGAATCTCTTGGTAGAGGTGAATATGGATATAAGGTTGTAATGGTTCAACCAGATGGTAAAGGAAATTGGGTAGATGCAAGTATGCTTGATTGGGGGGATGAAAGATTAAATCATAATTTTTATACTCTTTCTCGAAAAGGTATGCTAGTTAAAAATATAAATGATGCTTTTGCAGAATTAAGTGATTATTTGTTAAGTATCGGTTATCAAATGAATATAAATTATGGGAAATAAAATAGGAACTCCTGTAAGTTTAAATCCGGTAACTGTTGAAGATAAACCTTCGACAGTTATCGGAACTCCTGTTAAAATAAGTAATCCAACGGGAGGTCAATCTTTTATGCAAGGATTTATGTCAGCATCTCCTCGAAATTTTGATATATCTTCTTATCAAAAAATGATGAATAATGTTGATACAAATCTTCCTTTAAATATTCTTAATGAAGAAAGAGCACGTTATCAAAGTACAGGTCATTTAATAGGTAATTCTCTTATTCAATTAGGAGGTACTATAATAGGGGATATTATATCTGGAGTAGGAGCTTTATTTAATTTTAATAAAGTTGGTATAGAATTTATCAAAGATATTGTAGATACAAATTATCAACCGGATTGGACTACTATAATAAATAAAGGTGTTAGTGGTGCTATTCAAGATTTTGGTAAGTCTATAAGTGAGGGAAGTAGAGAAATAGCTCCTATATATTTAACTGAACGTGCTCAACGCGGTGGTCTTGCTGGAGGTATGGGAGATAAAACTTGGTGGGCTGCTAATTTTCCTACTATAGGTAGTGCTGCCGCATCTATGATTCCTATTATGGGACAAATGAGAGCATTAAATTATATAGGTAAGTCATTATCAAAGGTTGGAAATGTTTCTAAAATAGGTAGAGGAATTAACACATTAGGTCGTACAATAACTAATAATAAAGTACAAGCTACAATAGGTACTCTTTATGGTGCACATTTGGATATTATGCAAGAAATAGTATATGACTATGATAATCAATTTCAATATGCTAAAAATCTTGGATATTCAGATGAAGAAGCTCGTGAATTTGCAAGTATTTATGCTTCTACTGCTTATAAAGATGCTTGGGCTTATGGAATACTTTTTAATGCTATAGAATTAAATAGTATATTAAAAGGTACAAATAGATTTTCAAAAACTATATCTGAAGTAGATAAAACTATTAATAAACATATTCCTGATATATCACGTCAAGGAACTAAGTTTACAGGTATTTCAGAAGAAGTTGTTGATTTATCCAAAAAGACTATATTTCGTGCAACTTTAGGAAAAAGTTATGATTTCTTTAAAACTTCTATTTCAGAAGGTCTTGAAGAAATGCGTACAGATATAGCTTTAAAAGAAGGTGAATTAGAAGCTAAAAAATATCTTGATATTTATGACCCATTAAATGATATGACATTTGCGAAAAGACTTTATTCGCAAGTTAGTGATGCTCGAAATTGGGATAGTTTTTTATGGGGTATGGCAGGAGGTGCCGTAATGTATGCTGGAAAAGGTATATTAAATAAAATTCGTATGCCAGATTCATATAAAGATTATAATAAAAAATTATATGAAGGTATAATGAATAGTTTACAAGATACTATAAATACTATAGCTACATTTGATGGAGATTTAAGTATAAGAACCAGTTTAGAAGAAGACCCTGCAATAACTATATTAGCTCCTTTATTTAATACTTTAGGAGCTGCCAACGCAATAGTTTATGGAGAAAGACTATTAGATGAACTTGGAACTATGACTTCTGAAGAATTAACTGCTGTTTACGGTTCTGATAAAACAGAACTTATAAATACTCTTCGAGAAGAATTTAAAATAGCTAAAGATATATATGTTAGAAATGCTGATATAACTTATAATAGCAAAGCTGATGATTATATTCAAAATGAAATGGCAGGTTTAGAGTATTTACATAATTATTATACTCGTAAATTTAATGAGATAGAAACAGAGATACAAAGAATTAAAACTCTAAACGATGATTTAGATATAAAACGAGATAATGAACTTAAAGAATTAGATGGTAGATTATATAAATTAAATTCTGATAAAGAATCTCTTTTAAATTCTATTAAATTTAATGAAGCCAATTCTAATGCGATAGATAAATTTGTTAATAGTAAAGAAACTTCTGAAAAATTAAACGATTTAAAACGCGAAAAAGAATCTTTAGAAAAAGAGATAAAATCTATTAAACAAACTATTAAATCTAATAATACTCGTAATGATAATATTCGACGTAATTTAGATAGATTGAATAGTTTATTATTAAATGCTGAAACTGATACTGAAAAAGAACAATATAAAACTGAGTTAAAACATAATAAAAATAAACTTAGAGATAATAGTAAAAATATAGATAATTTATATATTAAAGAACAAGCTTTATCTGGAATTGAAACTTCTATTGCATATTTAAATGGTGAAATAGAATCTCAATTAAAAAGAAAAGAATTTAATACAAAAGCTATCGAAAGAGCTAAATTTACAATAGATATGATAGATGCTCAAATAGATAAATATAAAGAATCAAGAAGTGATATAATTAAACGTTATGAAGAAATAAGAAAAGATTATGATTCAATTCCGAGAGTTAAAAATATTACTTTAGAGGATTTAACTAAGCTACGAGATAATATATTTAAACAACTTTCTAATTATGGAAATATACAAGACCATAAAGAAGAATTTGCTAATAATCTTAAAACAGCTGTAGAATCTATAATTGATATTGAAACTAAAGAATTAGAACGTAAAGAATATAAGATTGAAGAAGATAAGAAAAATACAGAATCTGAAATTAAAGAAGAAGATGAATTTAATAATCGTCCTACATCTATAAAAACAGTTTTAAATGAAGGTGAATATATAACTTTAACTATAGATGATTTAAATAGGATTAGAAGTTTTATAATAAAAGGTAAGAAATATGATTTAAATAAAATTTATAATATACGAGGAAAAGATGTAGAAATAATTAATATAAAAGATGATAATGGAATTATAAAAGTTACTACACCAGAGGGTGATATTCTGGCTGTAATATTTAATATGTTATCATCTCGTGATAATAGTGGATATTCAAAGACAATTTATAATGCGATAGATAGATTTACAAAAAGTAATTTTGAAAATGATTTTTATGATACATTAGTTGATTTAGATAAAGCATTAAATAATGATAAATTTAAAAAGGCTTTTACTTTTAAAGTTTCTAATATAGATATTATAAGTATAAGAGGTAGAGCTATAGAAGGAATTATTAATAATCTAACTAAATATGCAAATGATAGAATTAATGAAGATAATCAGAAATTATATGATAGAGTTTATAATGAATTAAATTCCATATATGCTCAATCTGTATATGACGGAGAAATTCTTTTAATAAAAGATTATTTATATGATATATTTTATATAAATCTTCCTGCTAAATCTGCTGAAATAAATAATCAATTTAATAGTGAATATTTAGATAAATTTATAGATAATTTAGCTAAATACATAGAACGTTATATTTCTATTGATTTTACTAATGATAAATTTAAGTTTAAATATAATACAAATATTAATGAATTTATTAATACATTAGAGATATATTTTGATGAATTTGAAAGTCTATTAGCTAATAAGTTTTATACTCAATATACTCTTCAAGATTTTAGTGATTTAAATAATGAATTAGCAAATAAGTTTAATTCTTTTAAAGAACAATTATTAAAAGATTATAATAAACAGCAAGAAGTTAGGAAAACTGAATTAGATAAAATTAGAGCTGAATTAGATACAGAAGAATCTGCAAATAAAGACTTTCTAAATGCTATAATAGATTTTATATCTTTTAGTAAATCTACTGATTCAAATATAGAAGATAGAGAAAATATATCTAAAAATGATTATAGATATTATGTAACTCCTGATAGATTAAATGCATATATCACCTTAGCAAATGTTATATCTAAATGGAAAGTATCTAATTCTTTTAATCCTAATAGAAAACTTTCATATACGGATATTTTATCTATTATATATAATACTCCGGAAGGTATTGAAAAAATAGATGATATTTATAAATCTTTATGGAGAGCTTTAAAAGCTGCTTCTGATATTGATTCTATAGAATCTCTAAAAGATGAAATAAAAGAGAATGTTCCTAAAGAAAATTATAAAGAATTTTTTAATATATTAGATACTATAGTAAATAATATAGTTCCTCCTATACGTTCTATCGAAAGTAAATATCTTGATAAATTTGATAATATTACTTCTGCTTATATTAAAGATTTTAAGAAAACACATTTTCCAGAAAGAATCGAATATGGTACACATGAAGGTGTTCCTTTAAGTAATAATATAATATTCGATTCTCTTAAATCTGCTATGGATTCTAAATCTAATAAAATAGAACATTTAATAAAAATCGAAGATAAAACTTATTCTCCTACCGAATTAATAAATATTTATAAAAATATTACAAATGGTACACCTATAGCTGCTAAATATGATATTGAATCTAATATTGTAACTCTTACTGTTACTATTAACGGAAATACTGTACCTATTGGTAGTATTGGATTATCCGACCACTTGAAAATCGGCAATTTAAAGGCATATAAAGAACTTAAAAATTCCGGTGGAACACTTATATACGACAGTTTTTTGGGTACGTCAGATGGCTTAAAATCGACCTTAATAAGCCTATTACAAACGGTATCAAAAAGTCCCACTGCATACGACTTAATACGTGAATATTTTAAAACTTATTTAAATGCTAAGACAAATAATACTACGACAGATAGCCTTACTATTGATACACTTAAAGATATTATAAGTAAATTAGATAAAATAGGTACACATAAAAATGCTGGAGGACATTCTAATATAGTTAACGCTCTTATACAACTTTCTAATTATAATACGGAGAGAGAAGATACAGATGAAATAAATTATGAAGATTTATTTACTGTCATTCAACCTATGTTTTATGGTAGACTGAATATTATTGATTCTCTTAATAATAATTATTATGATTTAAAAAATAGTTATGAAATATTTAATAGTCGTGTTGGAGAAAGATTTAATCAATTAGAAACTCTTAGAAAAGCTATAATTAATAATCCTGATGCACCACTTATTATAACATATATAGGAAAACCTCGTATTAATTATAGTAATGATAGACGTATAAAAAATAATATAAATGATTCTATTCAAAAAGATATAGAAGTTAATGGAAAACCTACTGTAGATATTATAGCAAGACAATTAACAAATAATAGATATATTGTATCTTCATTAACCAGAAATGAAATAGTATCTGATGATGCTGCAAAGCGTACAATATATGACCCTAACAGAGGATTTGATTTTTATGTTAGAATAAAGTCGAATGGAACTGATACAGGTTTTAGTTATGTTCCTATTAAACTTACTACTGTAAATTCTGATACTGCATATTCAAGAGTTAGTAAAGAATTTATTGAAGATGCTATTCGACAAATAATAACAGATAGGTTTCTAACTAATCTTTCTACAAGACAATCTAAAGATAATGTAATTGTTTCAGATTTAGTTAAGAAAGAATATAATAAAAAATATTTAAATCTTATTGATGATATAAGCGAAGCTATTATAGTTAATAATGGTGAAAAATCTAAGTTTCCTTGGTTTGATACAAGTACACTTTATGATAATAAAAAAGAAGGTTTTGTAAGTAAAGATATTAAATTTATTATTAATAAGGATGATGAACATTCTTATGCTGTCTCTCTTAGAATTAATTATGAGCATGATATTGATGTAGATTCTCCGTCTATAATAAAGAATATAAAACTTACAGTTTATGATAGTAGAGAAAATCGTATAAAAGGTACTCCAAAAGATATATTTACTCAGACAGAATTATCTAAATATGGATTTGCTAAAAGAGATAGTAAAATAAATAAATCGGATGTTATTACATATAGTAAATCAGATAAAAGTAAAACTATAACATTTGATGTTAATAATGATAATATAGAAAATTTTATTAAAAGTGGACTTATAGATATGTTAGTTGGTAATATGGTTCGTAATGTAAAAACTGTATTAACAAATGGTTCATATACATATACTTCTAAAGCTACAGGAGCTTCATTTGGAAAATCATATAATGAAATAGACAAAAATAATATAATAAAAGGAGATAATAATTCTAAAGTATTTAAGGGAACTTATACATCTCCTATTTTGGAGTGGGGTAAAGAAAAAGGTATATATAGTGGTAAAACTACTTTTGATTCTATACAAGATTTTTATCTTGATACAAAAGCATTAGTTACAAATATAATACCTATTAGAGATAATGTTACAAATGAAGTTGTAACTGATTATAATCTTTTTAATGATTTACCGAGAATTTATGTAAAGATTGATAATCCTAATGCAGAAATTGAACAAACTAAACCTATAGAAACTATAAAAGAAGAAGAATTAAGTAAGAGTGTAAATATTATTGAAAATATTGCTTCTGCTAATGTATATTCTGAAGATAATTTTATTGATAAATTGAATAATGAATATGGTTTAACAAAAGATACTTTTATAAATATAGGATTTATTAAAAGAAATACTACAGATGAAGTATTTAATATAATTAAAGATTTTATTGTAGAAACTGTAGATTCTGGTAAACCATTTCCTTTAATTATAGTACATAATGCAGAAGATTATATTCGTATATTAAGAAGTCAAGGTTATATTGATGCATCTGATGATGAATTAACTAAAAATTATAATATGATGGGAGCTTCTTATAGCGGTTATACATCAACTCCTTTTATATTAGTTAATCCAAAAATATTTAATACTACTAAACGAAATATTGGTAGTGGTATATTTCATGAAATTATTCATCATAGAGTTGAAAAAGATACGGAAAATGATGTTATAACTGATGATGTAAAAGAGGCTTTAAATGATATAGTTAAAGATTTAGTAGAACGTAAAGAAGAAGTATTACGATATGATATAGAAGATTCTATTAAAAATAGTATATCAAAATCTTTAAAAGTAGCTTGTTATAATTCGGATGGAACTATAAATGAAGATGTTGCATATCACGAACTCTTAGCTTATACATTATCTAATCCAAATTTAGCTGGTTATTTAAATAATATATATTATAAAGAAGAAACTAATAGACCGAGTGAATCTATTTGGAAAAGAATTATTGATAATCTTCTTAAATTATTTGGTATAAAAGTTAATAATAATAGTGTACTTCAACAAATACAAAATGCTTTTGATGAAGGTTTTATGTTTATTGTTAATAGTGTAGAAGTTGAAAATAATGAAAATGCTACAAGCAAACAAACTTCGGAACGCCCGCCCTCCCTTGTGGCCAATAAACAAGCGTCAATAGATGACATTGATGTTACAACTCTATCGGATGAAGAATTTATGAATAATGGCGATGAATTGTTTTTACGAATAGATTTCGCAATTTCTGATGAAACTACGAATGAAATTTCTGATGAAACTACGAATGAAGCTATAGAGCCAAAAGATGACACTTCTATATTGGCCACAAGGGCGAGAGGGCGTTCCGCTGTTCTTCCGACTAATTCTATAAATTCTTCTGACAATCGAAATAAATTATTATCTTTAAATATTGATACTAATATTATTGATTCTTTTAAGGATTCTTTTACTGATAGTTCTAATTTAAAAATATGTTAATCTATGAATTATTGTAATATTATTCCGACTATTGGAGAAAGTAATACACCTTCTCACGTATTTACTTCTGTATTAAATCTCGGTAATATTATTTCTACAGAAGATATACTTTCTATGGATATTAAAGCTAAATCTATTAGAGATTTAGCTACTTTAATATTTAAATATTCTCAATCTGCAAATATAATAAATAAAGGTTTTCCTACTTATGAAGATACAGGCGAAGTAAAACTTGAATATACACTTAAATATATAATTGATAATCCTAATATATCTAATAGTAGTGCTAAAAGGATATATCAAAAAATGCTTGATTATTTAAAAGTAGATATTGAAACTTTATATAATCCTACTATAAAATATAATGGAACTTTTTCGAGAACTGATTTAAATTATAGTAATGCAGTTCTTGTACAAATATATAATGAACTTATTGAAGAAATTCCTAATCTTCGTACTAAAAGTCAAATTACATTAAAGAAACTAATTCTTAATAGACTTTTAGAGAAAATGGCTCCTTATCGAGCTAATGATAATACTTGGGAACAATTTGTTAATGATTATTTTGAAGATGTTCTTAAAGTAGATTCTATAATTTGGAATGAGTTTATTACTTATTTATCTACTGAATATGGAATTAAATATTATAATGTTCAAAAAGATTTAACTCTTTCTGATATAGAAGGTACTTTTACTACCGATGGAGTTGAGGAAATATGGGATGCTTCAAGTCAAGATAAAATAAATAGAAAAAATACTATAGCAGCTATTGTTAAAAATAAACTTGCTAAAATATTAAATGATGTTAATCACGGAGATTCTACTGTTAATAAACTTTATATTCCACTTCCTATGGATATAAATAGTTTATGGAATAGGTTAATAAATCTTCATATTTATGATAAAACTCGCGGAGATATTGTTGCGAGTTTAGAAAGAGTAATTCTTCAATTTAATGATACTGAGAAGTTTACTGATAAAAGTAATATAATTGGTTTTCAAAAAATTTTAGATGAATTTCATAAAGCAGATGAGGGAATTGTCGATTCTCAAAACTTTGTAAATGCTTATATAAGTGGTGTTGCTCTTGCTGTTATACCTGTTAATGCTATTGCATTAGACGTCGATTTTGTCGCCTCCATAATGACGCAAAATAGGGCTTCTTTTGCATTCAATGTTTACTATGATAGATTTATATCGGTCATTCAAAATAATTTAAAATTCGGGCTGTATGACCCCTTTAATGAAGCGTCAGAGCGTGCCACCGTTATAACCGACAATGGGATATTAAATATAGATAAAACATTAGATAGTATAACAAATGCTATAAATGTTATTGGATTAGATATTAGTCATAGAGCTTTATTATCTTATATAAATTCTCAATCCGATAAACAAGGTGCTCTTCAAGAAGTTTCTAATACTTTAAATTATATTTTAAAAGAGATAGATACTCTTAAAGGAAATAGGGATATAAATTACGAATCATCTACAGATAATAGAGGTGCTTTATATAGATTAGCTAATATTGCATCTTTAGATTTTGATTCTATTGGTAAATTGAGTTATTTAGATGTTCGAGGAGAACTTAATTATAGTCCTCAATATGAAAATTTATTAACTTCTCTATTCCGAGGTATAGCTGTAAGAGGTAAAGTTCGTGAAGATTATCTTAATTATAGATTTAAAGATTATCTTAATGACCCTACTTTAAAATTTGATAATCTACTTTGGTATGATGATGCTACTGGAATAGGCATATTTGAACATACGAAACGTGTCGACGGAGAAGGTTATAAATTAAATGATTCTTTTGTAGATAGATTAGCTAAAGGTGAAGAATTTATTATTAGTAAATTTGATGGTATAAGAATTTCTGAAGATTATAGTAGTAGAGGATATAAATATAAAAGTATTCAATCTACTACTTATAAATTTACAGAAATTCTTGCTAATCTTATGGGACAATATATCTTTTTAACTTCGGATAGTCCTCGTAGTTATATGATTAGTGTAAGACATATAGATATTGATGATTTATATGTCAATGAAGTTATTAATATTAAATCTAAAATATTTACAGCTTTAAGTAAGATTGTAGATAATAATTTACGAATATTTGAACTTTATGGTTCTCGTGTATTTAATATTGATTTGAATACTGATGAAGGTAAAGATTTAGCTACTTCTATTCATAATGTTAAATATTGGAATGGTAAAACTATTTTTGATAAAGATGGTATTCCTACAGGTAGAGCTTTTAAATTTTTAGATTTAACATATAATGATGGAAATGGTTCTGTAAATATTATAAAATATATAGCAAATGAAAATGGTGTTTCTGAATCAGATGTATATAAAGAACTTGTTAAATCTGTAGTCAATGGTGTTATTTCTAAATATGATGTATCTTCATATATACCAGCTTTTGTAACTAAATATATACAATATGCTGAAAATAGTGCTGAATCTGATTTTGGAGATATAGCTGAATTAGTTAGTCGAGTATCTATTAAATTAGGAGATACAAGATTATCTTTAATAGAAGATTCAAGAAATGATGCTATAGATGAATTATATAATGATTATATAGAAGATTATAAAAATCGTCATAAACAAGAACCTTCTTTTAAACAAAAAGAAGTTTTATATGAACGTTCAAAACGAGAAGTTTATGATACTAATACAGAAATTGGAAAAGAAGTTTATAAAAAAGCTATTTTAAAAATTATATTAAATAATGCTGTATATGGTACTTCTTTTGATGGTCTTGTTTATGGCAAACTTAGTGAATATAAATCTACAATAGATTATAATAAACGTGGTACACAAATAGTTAAAACGGGTCTTAATTCTATAGATACAGGTAAACCTATAAAAATACTTGTTGTAGAAGATATGGAATTTGCATCAAATATTATTGATAAAATGTTTGTCGATAGTACAGATGTTACTGAATTAGCTATTAAAAAATCTTATGAAAAACCAGCTACTATAAATGATTCAATGTCTATCATAACAGATGTTAGATTTGAAGATTTATTGAAATCTACAGGAAGATGGGATGAATATAAGAAAATAGTAACTGATTTAAGAGATGAAACTGAAAAGTTTAATCCTTTTTTATATGATAAACTTATAGAACAATTAAAATTATTTGGTGTAGCTCGTAGAAGAAGAGGTGATTTTCTTATTAAAGATACAGCTGTTTATGATGATTCTGGAAATATATTATCGGATATATTTGCAGATGAAGTAGATACTGTTCAGATAAAAGACTCTACAATAGTATTATTTAAATCTACAACTCGTGGTACGGCAATGGGTGATGTATATGATTATATGATAGATAATGATATACAACAAATATCTCCTAAATCTGCTGTTAAAGTATCCGGTATAACACCTATTAAAATACATGATGACAAAGGTAGATTTGTAGCTCCTATTGTAGATTCCAGAAGTCTTCTTAATATGAAGTCTTCTGATTTTGTTATACAGCAAGATGTAAAACCTGATATAATAGATGCTGAAGTTACTGTTCCTTCTCGATTATTTAAAAATATATTAGGAACTCTTTCAGCAAGTCATTATACTGTAGACGGTAAATCTTATACTCCTTATGAATTTGCAAAAGAATTTAATACTATTGTTTCATCTACTATTCAAGAAGATGCTATAAGTGTTGCATACGAATTGGGAGCTATAGATGAAACCGGTAATATTCGTACAGATAATGTAGGTAATATACAACTTGATACAAGAAAACTTACAAAATATTTTCAAGATGTTGTTCAAGATGATGATTCAAGTATTAATATTAAAAAAGCTCTTGAATTAGATTCTGTTGGACAACCTAAAATGCCTTTATCTTTTCCTGTTACATATAGGAAATTTGAAAGAATATTGGCTTCTAAATTTACTAAAGATGTAATATATAGAAAACTTCCCGGATTTCATGCTCCTTTAAGAGCTGATATATTTACTGCATCTAATAGTTTAATTTCTCGTGAACAATACCTCGATAAAGATAGTTATGATAAAGCTATTGAAGATTTATATGAAAGGGGTATTATAACTTATTCAAGAGATTTTATAGATAGATGTAAAGCTGAAGGTAGAAGTCTTGAATTAAGAGCTGAATACGGTTATGATGAAAATGGTGAATTAATATATAAAGCAGAAGTTATAGCAAATCCTTGGTTAAAAGAGTTCTTTGATACCATACCTATTATAAGAAAAGTTGATATGGGCGATGGTGTATATAAAGAATTTTTAAGTGTTGATATAGATGCTATACCTATTGAAGCAAGAACTATGTTTGGAGGTAGGATACCTTCTGAAGGTTTAATGTCTCTTGTAGTTTTTGAAATAGTAGGATTTTTAAATACTGGTGCAACTCAAGCTATATTTCCTCAAAGTCTTATTACACGAACAGGTTGGGACTTTGATATAGATACTATTTATGCTTATGCTAAACATATTAATTTTAATGGAGAATCATATACTATTCCAAAATATGATAGTAAAATGATTTCTGAAATTAATGAAAATCTATCTAAATATTATGCTTTAAAAGATATATTAAAAGAAAGTCTTGAAATTATAAAAGTGACTAAGAGTGATACAGATACTTCACTTAATAGTCCAACTTTTAAGATATTAACTAAATATTTTATTAAACTTTATTCTTCTGATAGTAATACAGATGTTTCTTTAGATTCTATTATTCCGACTTTAGATAGTATTCTTGCTACTATATCTAATAAAGAAAGTATAGAATATAAGAATATTTTACGTATAAAAACTTATGTTCAAGAATCTATACCTTCTATTGTATCAAGAGTTAAAGTTAATTTTACAAATCTTATTAATACAGCTCGTGAATATACAGAAGCTATAGAATATTTAAAATATATTAAACAAAGAGATTTAACACAAGAAGAACGAATTGCTTTAAATCCGGGAATAGATAATAATTATGTTCAAAATAAACGACGTATGTTTAATGAACTTTTATTATCTATTGAAAGAGATATTAAAACTACTAATAAAATATTTAATAAAATTAAAACTTTAATTAATAGTATAGATATAACTTCTAAAGATAGTGATAATATTATATCTATAAATGATTATTATACTGTTAAAGATTTTTTTGAACCTTTTATTAAAGGTAGTATTAAAAATGATAGTGGTAAAGTTATAAATATATTTTCTATATTTGATAATATAGAAGAAAAGATTAACAGACAATATACAGGTCTTAAAGAATCTAAAGGATATGATTTTGAAGATATAAGTGAATCTGTTACTATAAGTCGTCAGGCTCGTGATAATAGAATTATAGATATGGTAATATCTGTATTATCTAATAAAAATCATAGAATTGATATTGATAAACCTAATAGTTTTGATAATATATCTGCTGTTTCAGCAAGAGATAATGCTTTATGGGGTAAATCTAATAATGGATTAAATCCCCACAATTTAGCTGATAAAATATCTTTAAATATTAGTAGTATGTCATCTACTATATTAAAGGGATATTCTATTAATACAGATGGTAATATAGCTATATTAGGTAATCTTCATGCTAAACTTAATAATCCTGTTAGAAGAATAATTTCTATAGATTCTTTACCTAATAATGTTACAAAAGAAGTATTAGATTCTGTATTAGGAAGTGATAATTGGAGTTACACAGAAGATGGAAGATATGTTATAGTAGAGGATGTATGGGTTGGTAATAATGCTTCTAATACTTTTACTGATTTATCTGGTGAAAGAATTAATATGCAACTTACTGAAGTAACAGCTGCTATTCTTGATGTATTAAAGTCTGAATTAATGTTCAATTTAAATCTCGATACCATTGGTGTATTTAGACTTTTATCACAAGGTTGTGTTACTGAATTATATAATGGTAAACCTAATAGATTTAGTTATGCTTCTGCTTTTATAATGCAACCTGTAATTGTAGAATTAGTAAATTTTAAAAGTGGAGCTATAATTACAAATCCTAATTTTAGTATATTAGATGCTTGTAATACTCTTATAATAAAATATACGGATATTCTTAATTCTAAATATGAACAAAAAATTCCATATTATTATAAATATAAATTACATACTACTGAAGAATTAGTTAGATTTATTAAGAATAGAAATAATGAATCTTTAAGTTATTATTTAGGTCAATTAGATGTTTTATATCTGTTTAGAGAATATGAGACTATATCTAATGATATAATTGATTTATCATTTGTATTAAAAACCGATGTTCCAGTTAATGATTTTAATACAGCTGATGAACGTGAATCTAAACTCGCGGATTCTTATATAAATAGAGATAAATATTTTAGTATATTAAGAGATGCGTATACAAAATCATTAAGTTATATAGATTCTATATCTGAAACAGAAGAATATTGGGATAATTATAAAGTTTTATTTACAGATTTTAAATCTCTCTCTACAGGAGATTTTAAAATAAAATATCCTAATATTAGTTATAAAGATATAGAATTTATTACATTACCTAATTATTATGAAGCTCTAAATGATTTTCCAAATCTTATCACATGGCAAGATAGAAAAAATAAGTTAGAACTTCTTAATATATCTTATAAACCAGTTGGTAATGTAACAGTAAATGGACAAGATATTATAAGTGTTGTATTTACAGGTTTAAATGAAAATTATAAATTTAATGGTATAATAAAGCCTAATTATAAAGATAGTCTTTATGGTATAATTCAAGTTAGAGAACAGTATGGACATTGGTTGTTTGCTAATTCTTTTAATAAAGTTTTCGCACAACGTTCTTTGGCTATGAGAAAAGCTGTTCGTACTTTCTTACAGCAAAATGGAAAATCTTATAATAGAAAAGCTAATAATTATGTTACAGGAAAAGTATTAGAATATTATATACAATCTTACGGAGATGAAACTGTACCTATAATGTCTAATATTCCTGCAAAACAAATTAAAACAATATTAGGTATAATATCTGATGAAGAGAGAGCTAAACATAATAAATATATAAGTGAGTTACAAAATAATTTAGGAGATGTTATAACTAACGACAAATTTTCTAAATGGGTTAGTTTAACATTAGAAGAACAAATTAATTTAATACTTAATGATAAATCTCTTAAATCTTATATTAATAAAGCTGATTTTAGATTTTCTAATATATTTAATCATTTACAAATAGTAAGAGATAGTATAAGACGATATGGTTATTCTGTAATAAGAATTATAACAGACGATTCAAATAAACTTTCTATAGATGATGTTTCATCTGGTATATTAACTATGTATCAAAGTGATATACCTTATATAGCACATACTATTAGAAATTTAATTGCTTATACTTATATAACAGAAGGTTTTACTTATGGTGCTAATATATCTAAATTTATACCTATAGAAATACTTACTTCTGATTTAGTAAATGAAAGTTATCAAAAACGTATAACACAAATCGGTGTAATAGACCCTACTATAGGTATATCTGATTATGGACAAGCTCTTCGTACAGCTGAAACAAAACTACTTAATGGTGAAACTTTTAATATAGAAGAATCACTTGATTATATAAGTAGACAAAATCCATCTATAAATGCTACTATACCAAGTTATAGAGAACAACATAGAATTAATAATAGTACAATATATCAAGCAACATTTGGTCTTTTAGTTAATTCTGAAGGATATAATGTTGGTAAAATGCGAGTTACAGATGCTAATGGTATAGAACGTAATATAATATTTGAAACAAAAGAACGTGTTATAGCTTCTACTCGTTCTAATGCAAAATATCTTACAGAACGTTTAGATGGTAATGTAACTATTTATAAAAGAAGTGATTCATTTTTATATAATACAACAGATAATTCTAAAGAAGTTTATTATTATTATCCTGTTAGTAGACTTCTTCCTAATGAATTTTCTGAATATAGTATCATAGATAAATATAATGTATCTGATAGAATACTTATTCGGGATGAAAACGGAACAATATCTACAATAGATGTTGATACATTTGTTAAAAGATATAGTACGTTAAAAGATTTCTTAATTACTTTAAATAAATTAGAATCTGAATATAAAAATAAAAGTAATAAAGATGCTCCAGCTAATTTTGAAAATAATTCTGATGAAGGAGTTATAATAAATGTTCCCTATGATTATGTAGAAGAAGTTTCTTATGAACCTGAAGAAATATCCGAAGATGTACCTATTGAATCTAAAAGAAAATCACCTTTATATTCTTTAGGAATAACTTTTGAAGATACTGTTACTGAAAAAAGTAATAAATCTCTTATAGAAACTGTTAAAGATGAAGTTTCTAAAAATGATAATCTTATTTATATAGGACATGAATCAAATATTGTTAGTAGAATATATGATACGAATGGTAAATTTATTCATGTTGATTTTACTAAAAATCCTTATGATGAAGCCAATAGAATTTCTAAGTTGTTAAAAGAAGGTGATTATCTTATAGTAGGTGATAGATTTGAAGATGCTGGAATTACTACAGAAACAGGTTCTATATGGACAAAACTATTTATAGATAAACTTTATCAAAATAATGGTAATATAAATTCTATAAATACTATATTAAATGATGGTTTTGGATTTGCTGTATCTCAATCTTATGTAGATGTAAATAGACGCAATGTAACTTATTCAGAATCTAAGCAATTATTTAGTAAAACAATTAATATAAAAAAGCCTTCTAATATAGGTATTGAAACTCGTACTAAAAAGAATAGTATAATAGCTCTTGATTATTATCAAAGTCTTGATAAATTAAAAAAGTTTTTAGAAAGAAATAATATACCTAATACAGCTGCTATATTAGATGCTTATAGTAATATAAATAAAGAAGATTACGATGGTTCATTAGAAAATGACATAAATGATGCTAATCAAAATGCTGTATTTTATGCTTTTGAAAGAATGATTCCTATAATGGAAAATCTTATGGATTCTATAAGACTTCTTTTAATGGAAGTTGAAAGTGTAAATACAGATACAATTAGAAATGATTATGCAAAATGGCAAGATTATAAAGTAAAAGTAAATAGTCTTAGAATTTTAATTGATTATCTTAATAAGTTTAAAGATATTCAACCTATAACTATAAACGATACTATTTATAACTCTGAATCTGAAGAGGATGTTGCATCATTTCATGAAGAATTTGATACAGCTAATAAAGCTATTGAACGATTATCTGAATTATATAATAAATCTATTAGTTTACAAAGTAGAGTATTAGATAAAGTTCAAGAAATTATAGTAGATTTAGTTATAACTCAAAGTCGTAATCCGAATTATGCTACAGCTTTTTCTAAAGTATTAGAAGCTGCTCGAAAAAATGATTTTGATTCTTCTACTTTTGATATAGAAAATCTTAAAATAACAAGTGAAGAATATAATGATATAGTAGCTAAAGTATTTGCTCTTAAAAATTCGGATATTACTTTTTGGCAAAGTAAATTAGATTCTCCTTTTGTAACAGGTGTAACACTTACTGACATAATAGGTAAACAATATACTACAATTAAGTACGAAAATAATAAAAGAATTAATAAATTATTAGATAAAGTAGAAGATGCTATAAAAGAATTAGAAGAAGCTGAAAACTTAAATCTTTCTACTTATGAAGCAAGAAATAAATATTTTCGTAAATTTGTTAATGATTATGGTACTTTTATAAATGATTATAATAAAGATGCTGTAGATGAACAAGTTCAAGGATTAAAAGATTCTATACAAGATTTATATAATAGAAAATATTATGGTGCTACATATATTGATGAAAGACTTGTAGATGATATTATAAAAGAAACTGATGATTATATTTTAGATTTTAATACAAATTCTGATGGAATATTAACCCCTCTAACAGATGAAGAAGTAGATTCTTTATTAAAAGAAATAGAAGGTAAGTCAGATGTTGTTATAAATAATTATCTAAAATATAATGGATACTATGAAATAAAAAGGATAACAAAAATAGGAGAAACTCCTGAAAAAGTATTTTATAAATTATCTTATAAAGATAGTGCGAAAAATGTTAAATATAGTGAATTGACAGAAGCTGAATTAAAGTTTTTAAATACTATTAAAACTATTATTGGAAATGTTATTTTAGAATATAATCCGTCTTGGTTTATTTCTCCGGATGCTATAATAGATACATTTCCTTATTTAGCAAAACCGGATTCAAAAAATTCACTTAAAAGATTTATAGGTGTTCCCGGAATTAAAAAAGATTCTACTTATGAAGGACTTGATAGAAAAAATAAATATATACTTAAAGCAAGTACCTTAAGTATACCTAATTTCAATCCTGTTTTTAATATTCCTAAAAGAAGAGTAGGAGAAGTTTATGATGATTATGCTGAAAGAGTAGCAAGAGAATTTAATGAATGGTATAGAAAAAATCCGGATGCAATAGAGCCAAAAACTCAATTAAAATCTATTGCAGATATTAGAGATTATAATAGTTATGTTAGAAAGTTAAATCATACAGAAGCTATTGATAAAAGAACTTATGATATAAAAGCTGTAATGGAATCTTTTATAAAAGAGCTTTATAATATCAAAGTTGTTAATGATTTTATGATAGATTGGGAACTAGGTAAATTTGCATTAGATAGTGCAGCTGGTGAAGCTAAAATAGATAATTTGTCAGCTATATTTGAATCTATGCGAAAACGAGTTTATAATACAAGCAAAGTTAATAATACAGTAGATGTTATAGCTAAAGGTATAATGCGATATTCATCTATTAATTATATGTGGTTTAACTGGAGTGCTGGATTAAAGAACTTAGCAAAAGGTATATCAGATATGATAATTGATACTTCATCTATTAATTATCTTACAAGTAAACAACTTATGCAAGGTCTTTTAGATATAATTAAAATAACTCCTGAATGGATAGCTGAAATAAATAAAGAAAAAACTAAGAATCCAATTATAGCTTTAATTAAAGATTTTGAAGTTATATTTCAAGATACACGAGATATAAATGTTAGTATGACAGGAGAGAACTGGTTAACTAAAGTTTTAACTGCTGCTGATACAGCCGGTTATAGTCCTAACCAAATAGGTGAGTTTTTTATGCAATTTGGTATGCTATTAGGTATGTCTCGTTCTCACAGAGTTATAGCTGGTCAGATAATGTCATTTCAAGACTTTTATAATGATTCTAAAATAGAAGAATTATCTAAAGTATTAACTGATGAACAAAAAGAAGAATTTGCTAAATTTGTAAAAGCTAAAAATGATTATATAATAAAATATGAAAATGAAAATAAAAAGAAATATCTTTGGCAAAGTGATTATGCAGGTGAATTTATAAGGGCTAATATAGATAAATTTACAAAAGAACAACGAATTGAATTAAATAAATTAATTAAAGATAATAGAAAAGTTCTAAAAGAAAGATTTGAAAGATTTCCAACATTGGATTCTCAATTAACTGTTGTAGATGGTAGATTAGCTTATAAAGAAGGAAGTCAATTAACAGATAAATCTGTAAATGATTTTAAAAATAGAGTTAAAGGCGTAAATCAAGCTCTACATGGTATTTACAATATAATTGATAAAAATGCTTTACAAGAAAGTGCATTTGGAGATTTATTCATGCAATTTAGAAAATGGATTCGTCCTAACTTTATAAGATATTTTGGACGTCGTTTTAATAAAACTATATTTAATGAAATGTTAGGTACATGGGAAGTACCTGTATATAAACCGAGTTTTGATTGGGCTACTTATGGTTATAAAATGTTTAAACAAGATAGTGATATTGTTAAGCTAAATATATTTAAAGACCCACGTGCATTCTTTAAAGGTTTATTTGAGATGTTTAATTATCAATATAAACTTCTTAGACATGCTAAATTATATTATAATTCTCTTACTAAAGGTGAACAAGCAAGTATTATTAAATGGGCTAAACATTTATCTACTATAGCTATTATTGCAGTAGCTGCAATGATGTTAGGTAAATTAAAAGATGATGATGAACCTTATTATTATACTGTAACAATGTATACACTTACAGCTTTATATAAAGAAGTTGTTGAACCTGTACCTCTTTATGGTTGGTATAGTACAATAAATCAAATGAAAGATAAACTCTTTGTTGGAGAAACTGTTATAACTAATGCTATGAATATTGTTAAATATGCTATGGCAGATGTATTTACAGATGATGAATCTTTAGTTTATGACAGAGGTGTTTATAAAGGTCAGACAAAATTATCTGTTTCAGTTAAGAAGTTAATACCTATATTAACTCAAATAGAAAAGAGTAAGAATCTTAAAGCTACAATGAATTGGTATAAATGGTATAATCCTTTTAATTTATAAAATTCTACTAATGATATAAATAATATTATACTTATAGATGCACCAAGTGCAAAAAAGGGGAATAAAGGAGTTAGTACATTTGCTAACTCCTTTATTATTATAAAAGCCATTTTACGGCCGACTTTAATAATGATTTTAAGCTATTAAATTTCGATTATTTTTCAATGGACATACATTTGTTCAGCCGAATAAAAATAATAGAAATTTACCATGTTTATGGCTCAAATAGAAGCATTATAAAAAGGTATGTATACACGCTCTTTTATCAAGTAATAAAGATTTTCAAAAGTAAAAGAACTATGAATATTTTTCTCACTAAGTGTAACATTAAAAGTCTTTGCTACATCACATTTAAATTTATAAATATCATCATAATTAATAAAACCTTGTAATACAACTTGTATAGGTTCTTTAAAATCAATTATAATATCATTAACATTTGCATCTTTTATATAATCTTTTAATATATGTTTTACAACAATTTCAAATCGTTTTCGATTTAAAGTTTCATCTGTAGTATTTATATCAGTATTTAAATCAGCATTTAATGTCATATTAATTTCGTTAGAATTTATAATAATTATAAAATAAATTTCGGAACACCTCTCGCCCTTGTGGCCATTATACTGTGTATAATACTATGTAACACTATAAGTTTAATAGTTACATCCGAATTAAATACAGTATTAAATACAATATTAAATTCAGTATTAAATACAATATTAAATTCAGTTGTTACTTTATTATATTAAGTGCTAATTATAGAGACATTTGTTTAATGGCCACAAGGGCGAGAGGGTGTTCCGAAATTCGTATTGAATCCATTATCTTTTCTTTCGTTACTATTTATAATAATAGGGATAACTATTTCACAATAATTATCCCTATCTTTATTTAAATATTATTTTCCGGTACTTCCGAATCCACCATTTCCTCTATCAGTTTTAGTTAATTCTTCAATGCTTTTAACTTTTTTAAATTCGCATTGTTCTACTTTGGCAAATACACCTTGTGCTAACCTTTCATTTGGAAATATTATATAACTATTAGGAGAAGGATTATTTATAATAATTCCTATATTACCACGATAATCACTATCAATAGTACCAAAATGGGCTATCATATTAGTTTTAGCTCCAATACCACTACGAGGTCTTATCTGAATTTCATATCCATCAGGAATTTGAACAAAGCATCCAGTATTAATTATATTATGTGAAAATGGTAATATTATATTAGCTACTTCTATATTGTTGTCATCCATATAATCATATAGAGTACCATACTTTATACCACCATTTTTTTCAGCTGTTTTGTTAATTTCAGATAATTTATTATTAATAGCTTTTTGTATAGATTTTATATAATTAATACTACCTATAATTGAATAAGAAATATCATTATCTATAAAAGGCATTAATTCTTCTATAAATTCTTTAGCAATATATTCTTCAGTACCGTCAAATGCATCTATCTCTTCTATATCATTAGGAGTAAAAACTTGACAATTATTTGATGAACTAATAGTAGTAAACAAATCAAAACCAGAAGCACCCGAAGTTTTATATTCGGGTACTTTTCCAGTTTCAGAATAGATTTTTATAATCTGTTTTTCCATAGTTTTTAAAATTTTAATTGTTATTTTAATCTACGCTATTTGATATAGCATTTGTATTATTTATAAATTCAGATAATCGTATTACATGTTTATAAGGAATTTCTATATTTATTTCTGTATTAGAAATTACAAAATAGAATTTAGGATTCCTTGTAAATCTAAGATTAGGTTCAATACTCGAAGGACTATAATTAATACAAGTATCTATATTTTTAAGTATTTGATGAATAAGTGTAATATCTCCACTCAATTCTCTAACTTTACAATTATCCAAATCATAACAATCAATATATCCGTCACTACATATATTAACTCTATTTATCATACTTTATGCAGCATATTTTCCGATTATTAAATTATAAGATTTCTGATTTAGTTTAGCACCTACACCATCCATAATAGAATTAAATTTATCTTCATTAGATTTATAATTAATTCCATTGTTTATATATGAAGTAATTCCATTATATAACCAAAGAGCTGTTCCATAATTACAATCTTGACCAGCTCCTTTTTCAATATAAGTGATAGCTTCTTTCATTTTATTTAAAGTTTTTGTAGCTATCAATTCATCACCATTAGTTATATTAAAGAAAGAACCTTTTGATTTAATATAATTTACTTGTTCTTCATTAAGAAATAAATCTTGTATAAATTCAATAGCATCTTTCTCTTTTACTTCTATTTTAGAAAGAGGTTCTAATGTTTCTACAAGTCTATTTTTATACATAATAGCATTTTTCATAAGATTTGAACCTTCGTTTAAACGTTTATTTACATTTCTTGTATGTTTAAACGTCATTTTATTTGTACAACCATTCAATGCCATATTTAAAGTATTATTACATACAACACGTATATCAGTAAAACAAGCTGTTATACTTCCACTTCCATCGTGTGTTGTTGTAAATAGAATATAATTATTTATTAAATCTTTAGCTATAATAAAATCCGGAAGTTTAGCTGTTACAAATATTCTTTCACCTTTTCCTAAAACTCCAGCTGTTTCTATAATTATATCTTTAGGATGAATAATATCTTGATTACTTAAAACATTAAATATAAAATCTATAGCTACATAATTTTGAACAGGTTCATATCTATTACCTACTACACCTAATACATCGAGAGTATCTGTACGATATGTAGCATAATTTGTTTTAATAAGTTCTCCCTTTTTCTTTATACTATAAGGAATCGTTTCGTTTCCACTTCTATAATAACCTTTATATTCACCAGTTATTAAATCTTTTTCACAAGTAACTGCACCATTTGGAATAAAACTTGCATACAAAGGAGCTAATTCTACTTTATAATCCATATTAGCAAGTTCTAATATTTCATTAGGAGTTTTAGCTTCTTCTACAATAGTTCCTAAACCATGCCAAGGAAGTTCTTTTAAACTATAAAAACTATAAGTTCCTCTAATTTCGTTATAATTTATATTATCCATAATTGCAATTTATTTAAATATAGCAGTTGTTGATGTATTTTCAGTAATATTTAAATCAGCTATAATCTCTTCATATTCCGAAAGATTTTCATAAACAGCTTCTACATCAGCTTCTTCTCGTTTATTAACAATTATATTTTCACATTCTTCTCTACTTTTTATAAGTTCTTTTGCATAAGTTTTATTTAAAGACTTTTTAATGTCTTTAATTTCATATTCATAATTATTACATTTACTAATAAAATCTCTATAATCTACGATTGGAATTTTTACAGTAAGTTCTACATTAATTAGATTATCTATTATATCAACTTGATTATAACTATAATCTTCATTTTCTACTTTATCAATAACAAATTCCAATTTTCTATCATCATAATCTATACTTTTGCTATCTTTTGTATAAACTGTAAAGTCAGGATATTTAAGTTTATAATTTGTATTAGATTTTATACCATATATTTTAAGAGTTTCTACGATATTATTTTTAATAAGTCGTATAGTATTTTCTCTACTTGCTATTTTATTTTTTAATCTTTCTTGTTCATCTTTTACATATTCTTTTTCATATTTATATCTATCTATAATATATTTATAATTTCTAAGTTTATCTTCAAGTTCACTTTCATTAATAGATAATTTTTCTGCAATTTCGGGAGTTATTTCACCTTCATTATCTTCAATAATAGAAAGAATATCTTCGTATTCTTTTGCTATATCAAATATATTTTTACCCATGTTTTAATCTTTATTATTAAATTTAATAGTTGTTTGTTCCATAAATTTACATTTTCGTTTAACTTCATTATAAGAAATAATACGACATCTTATACATAATTCATCAATAGTTTTTATAAGATATGCAACTTCATTTGATGAATAAGTTGGAATCTCTTTTACAACAATATATTTACTATCTAAAGTCTCAATATATTGATATAATTGAGATTTATTATCTATATCATGTAGTACAATATCTTTTTTAATATCATCTTCTAATTCAATATAATCTTTAAATGAAATATAAGTTTCAACTGTTTTTAATTCATTATCTTTCATAATTATTATTTATATAATCAACAATATTATATGCTACTTCTGTAGCATATTCATATAAGTTTTGAAAAGTACTATTATTTTCAATAACATAATTCCATTCTACACAATCATCTAAATCTGTTTCAGTACAATGTTTTCTAAATGATTCATTATTATCTTTTATATTTCTATTAATTCTAATAAATATAACATCTTTTCTATTTTTAACTCTATTATATTCATCTTTAAGTCTTAAATCTGTAACTATAGCAATATTTTTATTAAATATATCTTTATATACTCCTACCCTACCTAATAAAGAATCTATAAAGAAATAAGGATTATCTTTTCTTACAATATCCCCAAAATAAATAAGAAGTTCTCTTATTGTAAGATTTTTACCATTAATTTTATAACAACTTTTTGAACGTTTAAATAAATCTATATTTAAATATTTAGAATCACTACCTATTAAACCTGCTACAGAATCTTTTAATGGTTCTGCTAAAGCAGTAAAATATATACTATTAAATATAGATTTTACATCATCTCCGTTATCAATTCTTTCAACAATATTCATAAAATTATTGATATTCGGATGATAATTAGCTTTATTAGGATTTGTGATATAATGTAATACATATCCTAACATGATACCAAATGTATCTTTTCCACTACCAGCTTTACCACTAATGAATATTATCATTTTCTATATTTATTTCTTGTCTTTCAAATTGTCCAGACAAAACACGTTTTGCAGCTTCTAATTTAATAGCTTTTGAAGTATTAGAATCAATATTTTTAGAACATATTCTAAATGCTTCTCTTGCTACTAAATCATTTCCTCGTGTCTTACCATATTTATTATTTATTATATCAAGTAATTCATTAAGACTTTTATTTTCTATTTCATCTCTTGTCATATTAATTTAATTCTTATTTTCATCTAAATGTTTATGATAATTATATAAAGTTTCAAATGTATCATTATATATACTTGCATCAAAATCTTTATATAAAACTTTTATATGTTTATCTAATATATCTGTTATAGAACTACAAACTTTAATTTCTTCAAAAGTTACTTTAGAATTATCTTTAAGGAACAATTCTATATTTTTGTCACTAACTTTAATATCTTTTAAAGCCTGTCGAATAATCTCTTTAAATTCAGCTTTAGAAATCATAATATTCAGAATAATTTATTTTTAATAATGTATATACTTTATCGGATAATCTTTTAATTTGTGGATGAGCACATTTTGCACTCCGTTGAGGAATAAAACCTTTATTTTCTTTTATAATAATTCCATTAATATTATTTTCGATAGATTCTCCAACCCACATATCCATAGTTCCTGTCATATATAATTCAGTCTTTAAACCGAGTGGTAATATATCTCTCGCAAATTGTTGATTTATACCAATTTCAATAGAATCTTTATAATATTGTTCACATGTAACATAACCATCTGTTTCTATTTCATTAAATGTAATTATTGAATTAGAAGTTTCTTTACTTCTTACATAATCACTTATATTATAAGATGGTATAAATTTAATTGTATCACCAGATTTGCTATAATTTATATATCTTGTAGATTCTTGCATAGGAGCTATTTCACTATGACGTATAATTTCATTTGCTATAGCCCTATTTGTAATAAATTTAAAAGTTGAAACATATATTTCTGGAGCATTCATTAATATAATATTTGGATTAACACGTTTTAATGCATCATTTATATAAGATTTAGTATAACTTTCCGGAATATAATCTATCATAGAATAATCTATATTAAATACACTTTTTAATTCCGGTGTACAATCCCACATTTTATTAATAATAATATTCATTAAATGGTAATCATTAATGAAACTTTTTCTTACATCATTTCTTTTGCTATTAATTAACATATCTAATAAACTTCTATATGATACAGCTATATATCTTGCGTCATTAGATACTTGTATATATCTATTATAATAAATAAGTTTATAAATAATATCACTTGAAGATAAAAAGAAAGCATTTACAAGACCACCTATATCAAAATATACAAATTCATGAGCTAATATAGAAGTGTGACCATCTTTTATTCGATTTTTTACAAAATTAAAATAACTATTTTCTGTAATGTTATGTTCTTTCTTAGTACATACTTTACCTATAAGTTCTATTTTTTTAAGACCTTCTTCGATAATTAATTCAACAGAATCATTAACTATTTCCATATCTTTAAAAGAATTAATTTTATTATTAATTACGAATGATAATGAGATTTGATGTGTATACAAGTCGTGTTCGTAGAATGCCCGTAAAGGCCATAAATAAGCCCTATAATCGAATATAATTTTTAAGACGAACAAATGTTCATCCGTATAAAATAATTAATTATAAGGCTTTAAAATCGGTATTAATTATCGGACTTATTTAAGTCGTTTAAGTCTATATAGGACTTGTAATGTAGCTTCATCTATAGTATCTACAATAGCAATTTGAACATTTTCTACTAAGACATTTCTTATATTCTTAGTTGAAATTCTAAATTTATTAAAATAATCTATTATATTAGTAGGTTTATCTGTTTTAGGAACAGTAATATTTATATCTCCATATAAGGCTATTGAAGTTTCAGCTAATGAATCAACTGAAGCATTCATTTGTTCTATAAATTGGTCAAGAGCTATATGTTGAGCATAAGAAGCTGTACCTGTAACATCCCAATGATATAACTTTGCACCTCCCATTACACTACGGCATTCACCTATATACTCACCAATTTTATTCTTATCTACACTCTTTAATTTTATATCTGCCATATTAGTTTCATTTTTATTAAATTATTCGTAATCTCTTATACCAATTACATTAGCATGAAAAGGTATTCCGTTTTTAGTACGTTCATAAAACTTTACAGTAGCAAATTTACCTTTATAATAATCTTTATTATTTAAAATATTAAGTTTATCTTCTACTGTACCAGTTCCATTACATTCAAACATTAAATCATTTATATCATTCAATAAAGTATAAACTATAGTAAATCCAACTTTATCATTTGGATTTCCTTTTGATTCTATATCTACAATTTCAAATTCAGAATCTTTAAACTTTTTAAGTTTCATCATTGTTTTAGGTCTTTGTCCAAAACAATAATCAGCTTTTTTATTTCGTATTACAGCACCTTCAAAACCATTTGATATAGCACATTCCATATAAGTTATAGATTCCATATCATTATTAGCTATATCACTATTAAGTACAATAATATTATAACGATTCCAAAGATAATGTTGATTTAATACTTCGTTTATAAATATTCTTCCAGCACACATATTGTAAGAAGAATGATTATTTTTATTAATATAATCTTCCCAAATTTTAAATCGTAATTTATCTCTATCTTCGTTATTAACATCTTCTATACTTAAATCAAAATTAACAAATGTTAATAATTCATTAAGAGGATTAGCTATATTTCGAGCAGCACCACCAATAGTTGTAACTTTTTCATCTTTAATATATAATTCACCATCAAATACTATATTTTTATATTGTGGAAATTGACTATAAAGATGATTAAATACTTGTTCTATATATGGAACATTGTAAACGAGACCTTCTTTAGTTTTAATTACAGAAGTATATCTTTTATCATTAATATAAATTCCTTTAGAACTAAATAAATCAGTAGGAGTATATTCTTCTAACATTATTACAGCCCTAACTCCATTAATTTTAGGTTGTATAATACATGGATAATTAAATGTGTCAATTTTAAAAGTCTGACACTTCATAGGTTTTACACAATTATTAGCATCAGTATTATATTTAGGAAGAATAGATTCTAAATGACCTATAAGATAATTTAAATCATTAATATTTTTAACATCTATATTTTGTTCTTTTATTATAGTATCTAATGATTTATATCCTTTTTTAATTTGACGATTATATGCACTTTTAAGTTCATTAGCAGCTTGTTGATAAGGAGTTGTCTCGTTCTTTTTACCTATATTTTTACCTTTTATTTTATCACTATAAGTAACAATAGGATTATCTGTATTTAATTCTCCATATGTATATTTTAATCTACAATTTTCTATATCTTCTCCGGCAGATATTACACTACCTTTCCAATACATCACTTTACCATTAATATTTCTTTTAAAAAGAACAGTAGTTTCCATAATATTTTATTTAGATTCTTTCTTATTAGGAGCTTCTTTAACTACTATACAATATTTTGGCATATTTATTCTATTTATTAAACAGTGCCAACTATCCCAAGCTGTTCTATGGTCACAAACATCTTCTAATCCAAGTTCTTTTGCACACCAACATTTATAACTATTTCTAACTACATTTCTAATTTCATCTTTAATACTTTTCGGACGAGGTAATATACTTTTTAAAAGAGCTTCTGTTTGTTCTCTATATTCTTTTTTCATTTTATCTGGAGCATTCCAAACTTCAGATTCTCCGTGAACAATTATATCTTGCGGACGTATATCGTATTTATCTACAAAAGCAGCAATATGAAAAGAATTAGAACATCTTTCAGCTTCTTTAATTATAGATTTATATAAATCTTCTTCTACTGAATAAAGATTATATTCATTACCTTTAGAATCAATATTTATAAGATATATACCAAGTATACCTTTCGTTTCTCTATTCATATCTTTAATATCTTTTTAATTATTAAACTGAATTGTTCATATACTTTATTATATCCGTATTTTTTTACCATATCTGTTGGGTCTTTAGAATCATATCCTAATGTAAAATATATAGGATGTATTCCGAGAGTTTCTTCTAAATGAATCATACCTTTTATTCCAGCACTATCATTATCGAATAAACTATATATATTGTCTTTATTAGTATATTTACTTATTACTGTATGTATATCATTAGGTATATTTACTGTTTCTGATGCAGCAGATAATATCTGTATATTTTTAATATTTTTTTCAGTAATAATTCTATCAAATAAAATCTTATCTTTTATAGATTTTATTATAATAGTATAATCTGCTTTTTTTATATTATCTATATTCTCTATAGGAACTCTATTATTTGTAATAAATCTTATATCTTTTTTAGTCCTAAAAGGAAAATATAATTTTATTTTATTCGGATTAACTCTATAAGCATAACAAGGGTCACAACCTGTATATCTATAAGGAGACATACGACCATTAATATAATAACTATCTACAACTTCTACATTTTTATTAAAATATTCTTCATTAATTCCAAACTGTTCATAAAATATATAATTTAGACGATTTGGTTTACGAGAATTATATTCAATTATAGTATTATTTTTAGATAATTCTTTTTCTTCTCTTTCTTTAGCTATTATAATATCTGCATTATCTTTAGTACATGTAACAATTATGTCACTACATATATCTATAAATCCTTGTCTGCTTCTACAATCTTTATTTATAATATTTCCTACAACTTCAAATATATCTCCACTATATCTATTATCTCCAAAATCTCTTGCAATAAGTTTATCGTTATAATATTTAAATTTTAGTGAAGGACTTTTTTCATATCTATAAGAATTAAGTATTTTACAATTATCTATAATACTAATTCTTATATCTTCAATACTAATTCCAAGATATTTACTAAATACAAGTTCTTGATTAATATTCTCGATAATATATTGTTTTAAATCCATAATATCTTGAAATATTTTTAGATGCACAGTTTAATGGCCACAAGGGCGAGAGGTGTTCCGAAATTCGTATATATGAATAGTGGCGATAATATTTCTACTACCGCCACTATCTCCACTAATAATGATTTTTATAGATTAATTATAACCATCTATAATCTTTTGAACTTCGGGGTCTATACCACCATTATCAATAGGAACGCTACCATTTGCTATAGCCTTTTCTGTTTTACTTGCAGAAACATCTTTAGCTAAAACTACAGTTTCATTAGGTTCGAGAGCTATAGAAGGATTTACTTTAGGAAGTATTCTTTCAATAAATCCACGACCTACGAAATTAGGAATAGTAAGATATTTTCTTGTTCCATAATTAGCTACAAGTTTAAGATAAAATCCTACACCTTTATAATAAGGTTTTTCATCATTACCTTTAATAGTATTAAGGAAATGTGTATAGAAAGCTCGGAACTGTTTAATTCTAACTTCTACATTAGCTTCTATATCAATTCCCGGAACAGCTTCATCATCCGTAAATCCGGGTATTCCTACCATACTATTTACAATATGTTGAAGTTGGTCAAATTGCATCTTAATAAGTCCAATTATAGACTTACGTTCTATAGGTGCACCATTATTATTAATTACAGGAACAACTTTAAATCTATGTTCGTAATAACGAGGTTTCGGGTCTTCATTAGTAGGAATTTGCTTAAAAGTAATAACCAATGTAGGAATAGAATAACCAGCATATTCAAAAGTAGATTCCTGCTGAGTTTCAGGATTAATTTTAGAAGTTTCATGTTCTTCTATTCGTACATCATCTATAGTAACACGACAAAGATTTCCTATTGCCGGTTCAGGTTTCATAGTAAGACGACGTTCTACTTTTTTATCTTCAAATATAATCATCGAACTTGAAACTTGATTCTTCATTTTTGAATTAGAATTTACATTAGTGTCCATTGTTTATATATCTTATTATAAATGACGAAAAAGAGTAATAATTCAATTAGAATTACTACTCTTTAAATGATAGATTAATGATAGATATTAAAGAAGATTAAAGAAGATTTTCTATATCACTTTTACTATTTACCGGTATATCAATATCTTCAGTTTCTACATTATTATCTTCAACTTCATTTTCTACATCTTTGTTTTTAATAGCTTCCTTCTTATTTTCATCAGGATAACGCTTAATAACATTCTTAAGAACGAATACCCTTTCATAAGTAGTATCACCTACCGTTACAGGAATAGCTACTCCATTTTCATCTGTTACAAGTTCTACTTCATAAGCGAGCTGATAAGGAACGAGATTTGCATAGCACATTTCTTTCTTACCATCTCCTTTGTCTCGACCCATCTGGGTAGGAACATATTCCATAATACCTTTTTCTACAAGAGCGCGTTCACCAAGAGGCTGTGCATCTAAATCTTCTTGTATCATAAGGCTCCAAAGAGAAGAATAACTAAAGTTGAGAACTTTCGGAACACCAATAGTTTTATTACTGGAAGCCAGTTTAGCATCCTTAGCTGTACCCTTAGCAATAAAGAACTTTTCATCAAGACTTTCTGCATCAGGAATATAGAACATAACTACATTATCACCATTGTCTACATCCAACAGAGCTGCTGCCGAAGCATTTATAGTGAATTTGTTAATAGCACGACCAGTAACAACTTCCGGACGAGCGTCATTAGTAGTTTTCGTTCCTTTTGCAACAACGTTCAGATTAGAAAGTTTTGATGCGCTGAAAATTGACTTTTTCATAATTTTAAAATGTTTTTATTTGTTATTTAATTTAATGATAGATTGATAAATTTAATTATCATTATTAGTGGAATTTTCTATATTATTAGTAACATCAGTTACATCTTCTGCTACAACATTTTCTACAACAGCATCTTTAAATTTAAATGCTTCTGCATTTGTATAAACTTTAACAGAACCTATTTCATCGGTTTCATAAATACCATTAAGTTTATCATTTGCTATAATTCTTGCTCCAATCATTATAGACATTTTTCGAAGCATTGCTGCTGTATGACTTATCCAATTATCTTTACCTTTTACTTCTTCACCAAAACTATTGATTCCAGGATAATAACCAGCTTCAATAGCTTCTCTAAGAGTATATGGTATAGCTACAACAGATTCTTTACCATTAGAATTAATCCTTGTTAATTTAACAAGAGCGCGTCTTGTCGAAAATCTTTGTAGCATTATTTTACCAGCATCTATATCAGCTTTTAATTTAGTAGCAGATTTACCGTCATTAACAACTGTATATTTATTATTTAAAAATTCATCTCGTTCATCAAATTCAACTTCTTCATCTAACTTACCATTTCTAAGAAGTCGATAATAATAATGAATCTTATTTCCATCCTCTATAACATCAACAGCGATATTATTTTCATTAAGGACTTTTAATACAATATTAATTCCAGTATAAATAATTTCATTTTTACCACTATCCCAAATATAAATATTTTGCATAGCAGTAATAGGGTCAAGTCCAAGAGTTTTACCTTTACGAACTTTAATAACAGATAACCTATTTAACATTCTTCCAAATTGAAGAGCTTCCATAGGTTTCAAACCCATTTCAGAACCAAGCATTAAACAAGTAACTATTGCAGGAACGTTTATAGTAACGTTACCATTTTCATCTTTTTCTCCAAATTGAGCGGCAAAAGCATTATTTTTAGAAATATATTCAGCAAGTCCCTTTGCACGTTCAAGAGTTAAAATTGTACTTTCATCTTCAGTAGAATACTTAGTTACTTCATTAGTATCTTTACTACCATTAGCCTTAGTTATTGTATTTACTTGCTTGTTCATAGTCAAATGTAATAGTAATAATTATAATAATAAAATTTGCAGTAGCTTTTTTAGTAAAATATTTCGCTTATACTCGATACCCATATAGGAGTTTGTACAGTAGTAGATTGTCTTTCTATAAGTTTTTGTTTATCCCTACTTTTAACATCTTTTAGTATATCTGTATTATCTTCTTGATTTACACCTATTTTTATTGTAAAATCGTCAATATAAAGATTTATAATAACACAAACTTTATTAGGATTTGCATAATCAAATGTTTTACCTCGTGCAATTCTATTTTCATGAGTTTGAGTATTACATGAACCACCAGTTGTTATAACTTGTTCTATATTCTCTATAGTAAGACCTTCATTAAGAGATTTAACAGTAAATAGTTTATTATATGTACCATCTCGCATACCTTCTATAGCCATCTTTTTTAAAGTAGTTTTACCAATCTTTTTAGGTTCACCACTTTTAGTTCTTATAATATCACCTGTCTTACTATCATACATATATCTTGATTCAATATTATTATGATAAGCTATACTATTTTTTGGATAATAATTTGCAAGCTCTTCTGCCATTTCTACAGATTCATTAAAGCATATAGTTGGAACAGGATTTGCTTTAAGAATATCCATTACAGCTTCAATTTTAGGTCTATTAAATATAAGTATATTATTTCTATTACTTACATTTTGTTTAAATGTTTTAGCTCGTTCATATATATTATCCGGATTCCAATAAAGATTAATTTTCTTACCATAATCTGAGGATACATCCAAATCAGCATTCCAACCTTGACATTCAGCAACAATTTTACGAATTATTGTAGATTTTACAAAAGTTCTAAATCCATTAGTATCTTTAATATATTTACCGGCAAAACAGGCAATAATTAAATCAAAATCTGAATCAAAAACATTCTTATGAAATACAGAATTAACTCCTTTATAAACTCCTTTAAATATATCAAGAGTTTCATGTATAAGATTTGTATATTTAGCATATTTGAATTTATCATCATCACTTAATTCAACAGCTAAATTATATTCTACAAAATCACTTATCCATTTATTTTCAATAGCTTCTTTTTCACTTATAGTATCTATTACAGGACAATTTATAGCTTCTAATTTTTTGTTCTGTTCAGAAGTAATATTTACACCAGTTAAACAAAGAATAAATTTAGTATTTATTTTAATAATACAATCATAAATTTCATTATCAAGAAATTTATGACATTCATCAATAATTACTAAATTATAATCTATATAATCTTTTACATTTTTACATTTATTAATAAATTGATTAGAAGTTAAAAGTTCTATTTCATTTCCATATTTAGTATTTTTTATAATATTCTTTTTAGTTATATCATTAGGTACTAAAAACAGAATTTTATTATTACCATTTTTATTTATATAATTAGTAAGTATAATATCTGCTACACGAGTTTTACCAAATCTAAAAGTAAGATTTAGAGTTCCTCTACCTTTAGCATTTCTCCATTTAGAAACACATTCAGCTTGACGTTCATCTTTACTTATCATTTCTATTAAAATATTTTAAATATTCTATTTTATCTTTTATAGCAACAATTATATCACTTTTTATAGAATAACCATTTGCTACTAATTCCCAAAATAAATCTTCAAGTTCTTCAATAGTTTTATTATCTATTATAGTTTCATTATTAGGCATAACTATTAATTAAAAGGTAAATCATCAGAATCATCTTCATCAAAAGAAGTACTTATTATAGTAGGAGTATCGTTTTGATTTATACTTTCTAATAAAAATCTATTATCAACTTGAAAATCATCTATACTTCTACGTACATCTTCTTTTCGTCTATTATTAATTCTATTAGAACGATTTATAGTTTCAAATTCACCTTCTAATAAATTAGGTTTATCATTAGAAAATAAATCAAAATCTAATTGACGTTTTATAATACCTTCTTTCTTTTTATTTTCACCATTTAAAACCTTACTACATTCACGTTTATAATAACTAAAATTTAAATGATAATTATCTTTATAAATATAGTTATTAAAAGGCTCTATAGAATATTTAGCTATAATACGAGATTCTTTATTTATTGAATTACCATTATCATCTACACCATCAGAACATTGTTTTATAATAGTTCCTGTACCAGTATTACTAATATAAAATCTATTAGATTTTTGAAGTTTATCTCTAACAATTTGTCCGTCTACTATATGTTCATAATAAATAGTAAATTTACTATCACTTTTCTGACTTATACAATAATCATAAATAGCAAATTTTGAGCTATTAATATGATTCATTATAGTATCTTCATAAGGGATACTATATATAAGTTGCAAGTTAAGAGCTTTAGCGATAACTGGAGAATTATATCCTTTATTAAAAACTAAATCTTCAATAAAGAAACCTTTTCTCTTTATATAATCATCTTCTAATTCCTTTAATGCTTTCTTTTTATCTTCATCAGATTTATCATTAAAATCTGAATTAATTAATTTAGCAAGATTTTCATTAAAACCTTTTTTAACAGCTATATAATCATTAACATCTTTTCTTAAATATCTTTCATAATCTGTATATTCAAGTTCAAAACCAAGTTTAGTTTGCCAAGCATTACATATATTATAATAAGTATCTTCTAAATGATAAGGTATCTTACAAACAATACCATCTGTATTAGCAGATACAACGTTAATTCCATTAAGTTCTAATTCTTCAATTAACATAATAAGACATAATTGAAGATTTATAGTAGTTCTATAAGTACAATATGGGTCATAAAGAAAATCATTACTATCACGAAATGCACCATACATTCTATTAATAGCAATTTTAAGACCTTCAGCTTTAGTTTTTAAAGATTTAGATTCCTTAGTTAATCTATCTATTTCTTTATGTAATATTTCACTATCTTTATTAGATACTTTTTTATTTTCTAATAAAGACTTTATTTCATCAGCTTTCTTTTTATAATTTTTACTATTATGTTTAGCTTCTACTCGTGTATCAGCAGTATATTTTACTGTATTAATAAAAGCATCTTCTTGTAAATGTTCCGGTGCTATATGAAATTTAACAATTCCACGAGGATAATATGAAGCACATTATTGAATAACATTATTATCAGTAACTAACTGTCTGTTATTCCTATTAGTTTCCTAATAGATTAGACTATATCTTATACTTTACATTACCATTATCATCTATATAACGCCAAATATAACCATAAGCTGTTTTTTTATTACCATTACAACAACCTCTTATAGTTTGAGCTTTAAAAGTAGGATTATCTTTTATAACATCTTCTATATGAGAATATACTTTAATAGGTACTCCGTTTAAATCATATTGCGCAACTTGATTACTTTTAATAATAGACATATATTCTCTATACTCTTTAGTTTTATTACTTTCTTTTGAAGTATTAGAATAAATAGTTTTTAGTCTATCACTTATATAATAATCAGAAATCTTTTCATTATAAAGATTTTCAATACCTTTTGATATTTGATATTCTCTTTCTTTTTCTAATAAATTATCATTACATTCTTCAACAATTCTATAAACAAAACTATCAATACTATGTTCATTAAAATCATCCTGCATTGCATGATTAGTATGTTTATTTAATTTTAACTCTGAAAAATGTTTAGTAATTCTACTACCTATATTAGAAGTAGAGCCAATATATTCTTTATTGGTAATTTTATTAAAAATAGAATATATTCCAGATTTACCATTCATATTAGAAAATGTACCATATTCAAATTTAGAATCTGAATTAGAATATTTATTAGAATCTACTTTTACTAAATCGTTAATTTGTTTACTATCCATAATATTATCTTTATTGGTTAACACCTACTAAGACAATACCTTGATTGGATAATACCTAAAATTATATAGACTAAATATATAAAGTATTGTGGCATTTCCAAATGAATTAGTTTTTTCATCTGTACTCCCATTAGGGATAGTCGTTGAGCTTTCATCTTAATAAACAATATTAAGACGCTTAGCTGCGGATTGCCCAATATTCTTACTTTTTACTATACCTTGAAAATTACTTCTTGCCATATCTATATTACTACGATATTTAGTATAAGAATCTCTAAGGGGTTTCCCGCAATTAACCACATTAGGACGCTACATATTCATATTAACGTCCGCATCTCTTAATATATAATCATCTGCAACTAATATACCCGGTGTATCTTTACTATGTAATCCACCAAGAGCCATAGTATATTGATTATCACCGAATTTAAAAGTATAAGCAAATTTATCTTTCTTATCTTTACTACCTACTATAATCTTAGATTTTAGAATAGTAGCTAAAAGATTATGTAGAGTAGGAGTTTTAAACTTTATTATATCAGATACTACATCTTCGAGATAAATAACTCTACGATTAGTTCTTAAATCATAAAAATCTTTTTTCTCAAGACCTGTAAAATCACTATATAATTTAGTAGTTATAGCTTTTCCGATAGAACTTCGAGACATATTACGAACATCAATTCCAAATTCACTTGTAATATCGTCTCTTAAATCAATTTCATCTTTAACAGTTCTTTTTAATGTTAATGTAATTAAATCATCATTAACATTATAATCCATTATAGTTTCTATATCATCTTCATCAATATTAGCTAAATAATGAATAGGTAAATCTTGTATACGATACCATTTTAATATAATAGCAACCTGTTTTAAACTCGTAAAAGATTTATCAAGATATAGAATCTTTTGAATATCATAATTTGTAAAAGGTATATTAAAACTTTTATTAATACCTAATGTATAAAGATAACCATTACCAAAATTAATACATTTTTGGCTATGTCTAAACATAAAATCTGTAAGATTCATTTTTTCTTTATAATGATAACCTTCAGGAGTAACATATTTAGCATTATAAAGAAGAAGTATAAGCATTATTTTATCATAATTATTACTATTATATCCTGTAACAATTTTATGACTAATAAAAAAGTTTTGAATATAAAGTAAATCATTATGAAAATCTTTACCATTTAAACTATTCCAAATATAGAATTGTTTAGCACCCATTGCTTTAAGAATCTTTTTCTTATCAGCTTTATATTTTATTATATTATTTTGAAGATTATCTAAATAATCGTCTTTTTTAATAGCATCTTCAAAAGTTACATCTTTAATATAATTATTAATTTTATCCTCAGCATCAATACGAAGTATATCAATATTTACATAAGTATCTATAAGCTGTTGAGAAACATCTTCCGGTATAAAAGTTACACCACAAAAATTCTTATAAATTTCAAAGTCATAAATATATTTTTTATCAGTCATAGTCTATTCTTAGTTAAATCGAGACTTATTAAATCTTCTGTATCATCATCTATATCCTTTTGAATTAAAGAATATAAAGCATTAGAAACTTTATCAAATCCATCTTGAGTTAAATTGATAACTTTAAATTTTCCATTTAAAGTTTTATTTACAATAACTCTTATTTGAAATTTATAACCATTTTCTTTAGTATGATTATCTTCAAGAAATTTGATAAGTTCTTTAATATTAAATATATCTTTATCGTTCATATTAAAATTAATTTTAATTATATTTGTAATATAATTTTTAATTTCAGTTGTAAAGACAGTTGTAAAGACAGTTGTAAAGACAGTTGTAACGAGTGCTCTCCGGGTAATTGGCCACAAGGGCGAGAGGGTGTTCCGATATTCGTTTGCTTATAAAGTAACACTTGTATCTATTTAATCGTCTTAAAATGATACTTCTTTCCATTCTTTATATTTAATATCTCTTTTAGCAAGTATATCACTAATTATAGCAAATGATTTATCATATTCTTCATAACATTTATTTTTATTAATATAAGCACAATCATAAATAGGAATCATTATAGTATTAGCATAAGCTCTCGGTTTATTAACTTCATTTTTCATTATAATATTATTATTTTCAGTAAGAGCTTTAAGAACAGTTGAACCAAGTGGAACTATAATTAAAGGATTAATAGCTTTAATTTCTTCTATAAGATAATGTATACAATTTTTAATATATAATTTTTCATTATCCGTACCATAACATTTTACAAGATAAGTTAAATAACTCCATTCATCAAGTTTATAAAGAGTTATAGCTTGTCTAAGTAAAATATTATTTCTACCTGTAAATGGTTCTCCAATTTTAATATCAAGTGTAGAAGGAACTGCACCAATAAAGCAAATAGATTTCGGAACACCTCCCGCCCTTGTGGCCATAATACCGTGCATCCTATTATTGATAAGAGAACGATAACATGATGAACAATGAATGCCGAGTAAGTCTTTCCTTGCTGACATTTGATTTTCGGCCTGTTTTCTGCCCATATTTTAATTATTTTTCAACGGGTGGAGAATTGTTTAGGAATGAATAGAAAGTTCCTAAAAAGTGCCTTAAAATTCGATTAAAAGCTATATCACTCTATTGCCATTATTATCTCTTTTTATATTAGCAAGTTTATCTGCCCAAGCCTCTGCATAAAAACTATAATAATCATATTTAATAAAAGGTATTCTATTTATAAGATTATTAATAGCTGATGGAATACCTATAATAATTAAATATAACCAACCTAAATAAATACTTTGCTTACAATGTCCTATTTCATGATTAATAGTAAGTTTACTATGTCTGTTATTAATAATTATATAATTACCTAATGAAACACCTATATTACTATTAGTTAAATATATATTTACAGTATTTTTCTTACTATTTAGTTTATAACCATATTTAGCTTTAAATATAGCTATTGATATAAGAGCAACTATATTTTGTGGCAGCTGCCAAATATAAAGAATAGTTTTAATCATATTTTAAACAGCATGTACAGATTCTAAAAAACTATAAATTAAAATAAGTACAAAACATATTGCAAGGAATTGTCCTAAACAACCATCTACATCTGTAACATGTTCATTTTCATTATTAGAATAACTATCTCTGTAGTCATCATCATCATAATACATAATTATAATATAATTTTAATATTTTAATATAGCTTTTTTTCTAGCTCGACTTAAAGCAACATAAATAAGTCGATTTCTCATATTAATATCATACGCCTTTTTATATCCTTTCGAACTTTGATACCAAGTAATATCTGTTAAATCTACAGCAACATTATCAAATGTACTTCCTTGTGATTTATGAACAGATAGTCCAAATCCATAATCTATATCTTTTTTAATAACTTTTTCATTACCATAAGCATCATGTATTACAACAGGAATTAAAGTAAGAAAACGATTTTTAAAATTATAATACGCTTTCCAACCACCTCCTATACGTTTTAAACCATTTATATAAAGAGTTTGTAATACACGTTTATAAAGATTAAAACTTGCATCAGTATGGTCAACAATTAAGAAAGGGTCTGTCTTCCTTCCATCATACATAGATTGTAAATTAACTCCAAAGGTTTTAATTCCCTCATCTGATACATAATCTATAAGTTCATATATTATATAATCTTCTGAATTAAGTATAATAGGTTCACTAAATTCATTCATTATAGTATTATATGAAGTAAATAAGTCATTCATACAAACTACTGGAAGATTATCACCTAATAGATTATTTCTAACATATTGATTCCAATTAAGAACATTATTATTTGTATAACTTAATATACGAATATAATCTGTATTAGACGGAATACCTTTTTTATTATTACCTATAAAAGATTCACTACCTATTTCTTCTATACATTTAGATTTAAAATCTTCTCTATATAATAATTCGTATCCTCTATCGTTTATAATATTACTTCTATTATTAATAATATAATTAAGAAAAGTATTACCTTTATTTTGAATATCATATCTAATAAGACTAAACAATTTAAGTAAAGGATTTCCTTCTTCTTGTCTAACAATAGTATCTAAAACTACTTTTCTCTTAATTGTAGCAAAAGTTGGTGACATATTTTCTTTAACAGGAGGTAACTGTAAACTATCACCAATATATAAAACTTTTATTTTATGATTAGCACATACTTTTGTTATACGATTAAACAAACCTGTATTAACCATAGAACATTCATCAAGTAGTACAATTTTATAATTAACAATTTTTAAATCAGAAAGTTGGTCATATTGCGGATTAGTTGGGTCAAAAGTAGTTAAATCTACATTCGGCTTTAATCCTAAAAGAGAATGTAGAGTTTTACCTTTATGATTTACTGTATTTTCTAATACTCGAAGAGCTTTATGTGTAGGAGCACTAATTGTCCAAGTTTTATCAATAATATTTTCAATAAAATATTTCATGATAAACGTTTTACCTGTTCCAGCATAACCTTCAAGAGTACAAAACAGTTCATTACTTTTATACCAATCTTCAAGTTGTTGTACAGCTCTTTCTTGACTCGGATAAAGTTTAATATTACTATTTTTAACTTTATTAATAGCTGTATTACTTTTATTATTTATATTTGTATTAGCTTTTACAATATTATCTAATTTATTTTTTTCAGTATCATTCATATATCAAAAAGGATTTTCTAATTGATTATTATCTCTGTTAATTTCCTTATGTAATATAGAAAAAGCAACGATAATAGAATTTTCATAAGTTGTATCATTTATATCTTCAATATCTACTTTAGCAAGTAATTCCATAAAAGTTTCATCAAAAGGATGGATATTATATTTATATATTCTAAAACTATCTGGAAGAATAACAATTCCCATTTTATGTTTAGTAACTAAAAAATGATTTATTATAGTAAATTGAAACTTAATTGGTAACTTAGTAAAAAAAGCAGATATATTATTATTATTTTCTCTAAGATATTCAGTAAAACTATTAAGAGCTTTATTAAAATTTCTTATCTTTTCTATTAGCATTTTCAATCTTATTTTGTGATTTTAAATAATAAAGTTTACTAATAGTATTCACATAATCTATATCAAGAATAAAATAACCATCTTCTATAATACCTTTTATTCTTTGACGAGGTTTAACAATACTCCAATATTTAATTGTAATATCTAATCTCGTACCATTTTTACTATTTTTCTTAATAGTCCAAGGTTTATGTTGATTATTAGTAATACCATTAGAATATATATAATCAACATTATTTAAATCTTCTTGATTTATTTTAATAGGAATAAACTCGTAAGGTTTTTTATTTGATTTAGCATAAAACTTATTATCATAAAGAATAGCGACAGTATGTTTACTGCCGCTATTTTCTTTATCATTACTTCTTGTTCTTACTATACCTCTTTGTATATTATTCAGTTTCTCATAATTCATAATTATTTTCCACATTTATCACATACACATCGAAGCATACTTTTCTTATTGTTTACACCAATTTTTGTAAAGTCTTCTCGATTACAAGTTATAACATTACCTTTTGTAAGTTTGATTGTAAATTTATGTGTATTTTTATCAAACTTAGTAACTACACCAATTCTTTCATCTTTATGATAAAGAGAATTAGCATCTATTATAGAAATATTTGTTATCTCTACAGCTTCGTTAGGTACGGTTTTTGTATATATAGTTTCAAAAGCTCCTTGAATCTTAATTGTTACACCTTCTAAAAGAGCATCTAAATAAGTTTTATTAGTTTCTTCATCTTCATTATTAATTTTAGATTTTAGAAAGTCAGCTATAGAATCAAAATTTCCATGAATTATGCTATAAGTTTGATTATCATATTCTCCAATAAATTTTGCAACTTTATTTCGTATATCTTTAATAGGATATATATTATTATCAGAAAGAGTTACATTCTTTTCTTTATAATCTATATTTTCTACTTTAAGAAGATTATTATCTATAAGAATATAATAATTCTTTTTTACAATAGTTTCTATCGGTATAAGTTTAAGAGTAAATTCCATAATTTAAGATATTAATATTTTAGTTATTTTGACAACTTGATTTATCTTTTTACATATCTTATCTGATATAATAGTTATTAGAGTTTTATTATCATAAGAATTGGAATCAAATAATACAGTACCTTTTTCAATAGCTATTTCATCTGAAGTTTCAATAAGTTTATCACAATATTTAAAACTATAATAAACCTTAAAAACTACAGAATTTGTAGCAAGTCGAACTTGGTCTTTAAACATCCAATATTCTTTACTACCTATTCTGACTAATACTTTATCAATTCCATATTCATTTTTTATATTAATTACTGTACCATAACGACTACGACTTGTTATAACTAAACTTCCGATTTTTATTTCGTCTATCATCGTTTTCTTCCTTAATATATTCTTTATTAGTTCTCTTATGTTTCTTATTCTTATTAAAATCATGAATTTCATTAGAATAAGAATCCAAATCTCTAATATTAATTTTAGGCATTATATTTTATTTATATCTTTATGATATACACAAATATTATTTTCAAAAATATTATCGACAATTCGTTTATCAAGTCTTTTACAAATATAATAAGTTTTATTATCAACTTTTGTTTACGACTTTTATATGAATACATTTCTTACAATAATGTTCTTTTGGATTAATTTTAGATTTCATAGTTTTAATAGTTTAAATATAAACAACAGAAATATTACGTATATAAATAGATTTTATATCAATATAATAATCATATATCATAATATCTTCGGTAACTTTTTCTGTAATTTCTTTTATAAGTTCTATAATAGATTCTGAATTAGAAGTTATTCTAATATTAGAATAATTAGCAACTATTTCAAAATAATCACCATCTATTATAATTTCATTTCCATTTTCAGGTATAACAGTAAGTATACAAGTTTTTGAATCTTTGTTAATAATAAAATTATCCATAATTATAAGTTTATTAAATTGCATAATAAAAGGATGTAATATTAATATATAATTAATACCACATCCTATAACTAAAATATAATCATCTTAAACATAATCTTTATAATAAAGATTATTATCTTTTGTACCGAAAGCGGGAATCGAACCCGCACGACCTCTTACGGTCATAGGATTTTAAGTCCTACGTGTCTACCTATTCCACCATTTCGGCGATTAAAATAAGTAGTAAGATTTATCACAAATGTTACTACTTTGTCCATTCTAAACTTCTGACTATTTTATCATGAACAATGAAATTAATTTATAAAATAATGCCAATAAGATTTATCACAAATGTTATTGGCTTAATAATTAACCTTAAAAACAAATAACTTTTATGAAAGAAAGTTAAGTCCTAACATGTTTAATTCTTCTATGAAACACTTTATTATTAAATATGTGTTTTTTATCATATTCTACTTTAGTAATATTTATTTTATTATCTTCATCATCTACTGTAAAATATACATTCTGTATTCCAGCATATTTCCAGCAGCTTTTCTACTACAAAGTTTAATCTTATTTTTTATATCTTTTTTAATAGTGAGTAAATATAAATATTATTTTTCAAAATCACAATAATTATTTATAAACTATTGCTAATATCTTTTAATATATCTTTTATTTTATCATTAAATATAATACTATATTAATAAACAATACAACTTCCCATTATATCAATTTCTTTATGTGCATCTCTAATACAAGAAATAATAGTAAGTGCACTATTTATATAAGTTTCTCTATTATCAAATTGAAGTTTTATACTATTAACATTGTCATTACGTTCTACACATCTAATAATTATATTACTTTCTGAATAAGTAACACTAAGTAAATTGTATATTATCTATATCTTCAATACAAACTTTGTTATCACTTCTTGGAATAACAAATTCTCTATTATTTATTATAACATTTATAAAATCTGGATAATAATAATTATCTATATCTGTATTTTTAGAAGTTACTATAATATTTGCCATATCTTACAATTTAATTTTATAAGAATAACTTACATCAACAACATATCCTCTATTTCTAAGCTCTCCTATAATATCTATCAATGAATCTATTAGCTCACGAGGTTTATAATTAGATAATTCATCATTAGATTTGCGAATTATCGGAACTCTATTTTTATTTTTATTTTTTTTAGAACAATCAATACATATATTAGTATGCATGTCCTTTGAATGATTATTGTATGTAAATAGCTTTATGTCTTTTTCTTCATTACAAATTTTACAAACTTTTGTAACTGTTGTATTATTAGTTTCCATAGTATTATATTTATATTATATTTATAGTATTATTATATCTTCTTGTAAATTATCTCTTCTAATTTTACTTATACATCTTATAAGATTATTTACAAATTCTATAAATAAATCTTTATTTTCAAAAGATATAGAAGTAATTCTTAAATCATCAGGTTCAACATTAGATTCAAAACTTAAATCATCGTTGTCTAAAAAATCTAATGTATAAATATTATCATGTGTTATTATATTTCTTATATCATTTATATCATAAGTAAATATCTTATCTTCTATTGTAGTTACAATTAAAGTTTCTTCTAAATATTTAATCGTAATAGATTTTATATTATAAGTTGTACCATTTGGTATAATAATTTTTGCATTTTCCATAGTAGTTATATTTATATTAATTTGAAGAATCTAATATATCTGTAATTGTAATATTAGATTTATAAATAATATTATTTTTATATTCTTCTAATCTATTATTAATATATTTAGTAAATTGTTCAAGAAGATATTTATCCGCCATTGTAAGTTTTGAATTAATATCTTTATAACATTTTTTAATATCATCATTTAAATCACAATAACAATAAAATTCTCTATTGATTATATTATTATTTGTCCATATACCAACTCCATTATGAATATTATATATGACACTATTACTTATATTATAAAGAGCTGGATTTGTAAGAGCATTAGTTATAAAATATATAACTTCAGGAGTGAAATTAATATTATAATTAAATAAAGATTCAAAATAAATCTTTTTAGTAAGTATAGCTGGATATTTATGTTTAATTATAGTAAGTACAATAAAACCAACTATTATACTAAGTATAATTGAAGTGATAACTGCAATAATAATAATTTGATTAGCTTCCATAAGATAATTTGTTTTAAGTTTAATATTAATTTATTTTAAATAAAATTTAAATTCTAATGAAAATAGTATGACAATTAGTATTCAAAAAATTATTCAAAAGAGTCTACAAATTGATAATAATCAACATAAAGATAATCCTTTTGAAAATAATATTAAAGAAGATAATTAAATGAATAATGAAGATTATCTTTATGTTGATAAAGAAAATAGATTAAAAGAAAATGATAAAACGAATAAAGATAAATGTAAAGAAATATAGAATTAAAAGATGATATTAAAAATGATTAAAAAGATGAAAAAAAAATATGATAGAAAATATGATAGAAAATATGATAGAAAATATGATAGAAAATA